TTACCATTTCTTTCATAATATAATATCCTTAAAAATTAAATACCATTATAACATAGTTCATCACAAATGTCAATGGCTACTTTCCGTTATAAAGTCGACTGTAATATTGGCTTCGTCAAACATTCTTCGAGATTTTTCAAATGAATCTAACCACTTTTGTGGAATATCTTCCATTGCCATGACAATTCTATTTATGCCCACTTGGATAATTCCCTTTGCACAATCGTGGCAGACAGGTAATCCATAAACATATAGAGTTGCATCCTTTAACGAAATACCATTGAATGTAGCATTATATATGCAATTCATTTCGGCATGTACGACAAGATCATATTTAATATTACGATCTTCGTATCGTTCAGGAAAATCTTCAATTCCTTTTGGAAATCCGTTATATCCAGTTGCTAGGATACGACGGTCAGAATTAACTGCCACCGCTCCTATTTGTTTTGAAGGGTCTTTGCTCCAAGAAGAGATTTCCTGAGCAACACGCATAAAGCGTTTATCCCACTTTTGTTCCATCCACTAATTCCTCAATAAAGTTAAAGTGTCTTTCATATACATGAAAATTGGATGCTGTCCAAATTAATTCACCAACTTCAATACCAAGATCTTCAGCAAGTTGATTCTGAACAAACTTTGCCCAAGCATAATCATTGTTATATCCAAAGACAGCATCATTAGAACGCATCAAGTAATGCGATACTAATTTGTTGTCGCGAATATAAAAAGTATTTGCGTAAGTACACATAAAGTCAGACATACCATCGCGGCTGTAATCCAAATGCATACTTGGTCGATTATAAATCATTGTTGCTCTACGAGAGTTTGGATTGTTTCTCAATTCACGAAGAACGTGAGAATATTGATTACCATTCTCTTCAGAGTAAATGCACCAACCATAATTAGAATTAATCTTACCTTCGTTAGAAGAGATTGATTTCCATATCTGTGGTGTTTCTCCAGGAATATCATCAACATATAGGGATTGCGATTTATACCATTCTAATTCACGTTGAATATATTCATATGCAGGTTTACGAACAATATAATCTTCGTCAGCAATAAATGTTGCACCAATAATCTCGATAGTCTTTACACCAGTTTTATCAATAACAAAATCTTCTGATATGTACTTGTCTATGATTAGTTGTCTTATGTTATCAACACCAAGAGTGGTTATGCCTGTTATCATTAGATGGTTTCCATTAATGCTTCAATATCAGATACTTCAGCAACGAGATCTGAAACGTTTTGATTGTGGAAAGCTCTTGCAGTTTTCCTTAAGATTGATTTTGGAATTTGAACTTCTTCAGCCAAAGCATTGATTGCTTCTTTCTGAAAATCACGTTCTGATTCCATTCTTGTAAATGAATTGCTCATTTCTTCCATGCAGCCACGGATGCGTTTTTTGTCTTCGTCGCTCGAAGGTAGTATCACATTACTCATTATTTAGTACTCCTATTAAATACATCTTTAGTTGGATCTTGACCTTTAATACCTTTACGACAGTAAGAGACAAAGAAACTTGAATAGTTAATTAAATCTTTTGCTGAATCTTCAAGGGATTCAAAGTTAGGATCATAATCATCCGACTGCATTGCTTCCATTACTGATTTCATACGTAGCATTTTTGCATGCATAATATCATGAATGGTTGTAATACCGTTAGGATAGTAGTCGGCTTGTTGAACAGTTGAGTTCGGATTCTGATAATCACGAGACTTTTTCAACTGAAGGTCAACGCACTCTTGTAGTACATCAACCGAAACTGGGTTTGTCTGTTTGCTCATAGGCAATCTCCATAATATAAAGTTCTATTATAACTCATTTCTTGACAGATGTCAATAGTTATTGTAATTGATTGCTGAATGGAAGTTCATATCCTTCTGCTATATATTTAGCAGTTAAAGACTTTTCTATATTACCGTGAACTTGAACTTCTTCAGTTGTAATATCTCCAGTCATAGGACAAGTTACTTCAATAATTTTTGGTGGTGTATAGATTCCAAATACATGAATGGTTTCTTTTGTCAAATTGCGTTCTTTCATAATACGAAAGATTCTTTTATTGGTACCATCTCCTCGAGGAGTAATACCACTCTTATACATTCCAACTCTACCATTCCATCCTGTCTTTCCACCAGCTTTGCCAATTTTCATTAATTGACGATTACACACCATAAAGTATACTAAGTCTTCGTTTAGTTCCTTTGCTCGTAAGTGTGGGGATCTGACATAGTCAAGACGGTCTCCGTTTATCTTCAGAGTTCCGATAAATGTCATTCTTGTTAAATGTTCTTTTAATAAAGACCCATCTGCTGATAGGTCTCCGTTAAACATTTCAGTTTGCATAATATAAAGTCTATTTCAATTTATAGATATATTATACTCTAGTTTTGAGTGAATGTCAATAGTTTTTAGAGAACTTTTCTCCAAACATTTTGAATTCTGTTCTGCTTCATCAATAAATGAAGGTCGTTTAATTTTTGTTTTATGTATAGCATTGTGTTTCCTACTTGTTTCTTTTATGTTACATTAATGTAACATTGTAATATTATATATAAGGAAAACACAATGGAATCAATAATTTATACGACTTTTGGTGGAACAACTGCTGCGAATTGTTTGACAGTACTTAACTTGTCTTCAGCTTCAGCGAGTTTTGCTACTTCAGAATCAAGAGTTTCAATAGTACCAGGATGTTCTGCTACTCCAACTCCACTTTCTAAAAATACTGCGATGTTTGCTGTATGCTCCGCAATTTGCGCTTCATACTTTGAAATTAACGCATTAACTAATACTTCTTTAAGTGCCATATTATTCTCCTTTTAAATTTGGTAAGATTCCATGATTACCTTCATGAGACGGAGCCGTCCATCCTTCAGGTTTCATAAGATCCGGTAATCCTAGTGGGTTTGGCCTTCCTTCCTTTACTCCAGGTTCCTTGGCCATGTTTGCTTCGAGAACTGCGTCCCAAGCCTTATAAGGATCGACTCCGAAGGCATCAAGAGTACCGATTGCCACTACACAAAGGTCAACTAAACCATCTACGATTTCTTCGGAGTCGATAACTTTTTGGGCTGTTCTTGTTTCTTCAAGTTCTTCTTGTAGGAAGTCAACTCGAAAACGCAAGAACGCCTTCAACTGATTTATATCTGCGTTTTCAATCCAGTCATGTGTTTTATACTTTGACTGCATTTCATTAATGTCTTTAACCCAATCTTTACTCATTTGGATATCCTTGTGAAATATAAACGCCAATCATACCAATTTGGCCTTCTGTTAATTTTTGGGCAGTTGGATACATCATTACTGATTGTGGTCCAACCGGTTCACCTGCTTTGTATTTTAATAACTTACCAATAATATCATCAGCAGATTGTCCTTGAAGTTTAGGACCAATTCCACCTTGACCTTGTGAACCATGACAGGCAGCACAAGTAACCATTGTTGGTCTGATATCAGCGAAACGATCTTCAGCCAATGCGACTGATGTCATTCCTAATAGAGCAGTTGTTAATAAAACGTTCTTCATAATAATTCCCTTAATTGGTCAAAACCACCGATCTTTTCTTCGTCTTTAATAATCTGAGGAAAGGTTCTTGCGGTTGGAAAGATTTCAAAAAATTCGTCTTGAGAATAATCAAGACCTAAATGTAGGTACATATAATCAGTACCTTCTGCGAATCCTTTAGATTCACAAAGCTGTTTTGCCATTTTACAATAAGCGCAATTATCTTTTCCGTATATCTTAATCATACTAACTGTAAACCACCTTTATCAGGCATCACAATTCCTGAAGTCATTTCTACGATTTGATTTTTCAGCTGATCATTTGGTTCTACCACAAACATTACATGTGATTCTCCAACTGTCACTGGTCCGCGTTTTGCATAAGGTACAAATGGAACCATTCCAATTTTACCTTCTCCTGCTGGGACAAGCAAGATTGCATCTGTTAGTGTATAGAAACCTTTATCATATACAACTTTTGCTACAACCTCTTCGCCGGTTGATAGTCTTACAATATTAATATCTGCCATTGTTTTCTCCTTTAGTGTGGTCCATTATACCACAGTTTAATATAAATGTCAATAGTTTAACTGAAGAAATCTTCAATTGTGTTTACTCGTTCAGCTGACCAACCAACTGCATCGAGGATTGACTGTATAGGACTAAGAAATACTTTATCAAACTGGAGTTCAGTATCAATGTAATCATGTAGCCCAAGTTGTTTAGGTAAAAGACCAGGAACCGATATTGCGTTTTCACGAATCGGATTCGGTACTTTCAAATATAATAGTTTAACCTTATCTCCACCTTGAATTGTCTCAAACTTCTTATCAAGACCTTTTTCTTTAAGGAAGTGATTATACATTAAGGAACCACGAACATGCATCGGAGTACCTTTTCTATATATGGAACCTTTCTCTTGATACTTCTTGAGTTCAGAAACACCTGAAGTCTTTGCGATATCAATAGGATCCAATTTACGGAACTCTTCTTTGAAATCTTTAATGAACTCTTGAGTTGTTTCTTCATCAGTATTCATTATGACTTCAAAACATTTCTTGAGTTTCTCTCGACAGATTTCAGGAGTTGAAGATCTTACCGATTCCAAACCTGTAACTGATATCTTAGGAGTATCATAATGTACACCTTCAGAGTTCAATGTATTTAGAATATATCGTTTCTTAGCAACAAAGATTCCACGGTGAGCAATCTTTTCTCGTTTCATTACCATCGCATTACGATAGGTACCTAAATCAGCAGCAAGCTTTTCGTAACCATCTTCGATGACTTGCTCAATCTTTGTTGAACATACTCGGTCAAGGAACTCTTCACCTTTGTCTTTATCAATATCAGTTGTACCAAATACTTCTGTAATCAAAGGACCAAAGTCAACATAGATAGAGTCAGTATCAATATAAATGATATAATCAACATTATCAGTTCCAAGAACTTTGTTCAAATATTCATTTACAGATTTTTGAGCATAACGAATAGATAACTGACCGCTTGTTGTAATTGCTTCTGCCATCTCGTTAATATAGTATAAGAAATAGATGTTAGCGGTTGCTCCATACAAACTGTTCATCGCAATCTTAATTGACATTTGCGAATTGTGAAGTTGATTGATTTCACGTTTCAGTCTTTTGAGTTCAGCAGGATCTTTTTCAATCTCGAACTGTTGTTCAGCAGCAATCATTTGCTTTTTGATAACTGAACGGTTATTATAGTATTCATCAATGATTTCAGGAATGATTCCAAGTTTCTTATTTGAGAAACAAACGCCGTTAGCGGCAACTGATACATCTTTACGATCATTCTGATATTCACCTTTCAGAACCATATCTTGAGTTACGTATTCACGGTCATCAGGCATATATGTTTCAGGCGACATATTATATTGTAGCATCAAGTGTGGATACAGAGAGTTAAGGTCAAAGGATACAACCCAAGGATGCATTCCGACTTTAGGATCTTTTACATAACCACCTACAAGATCTCCTGCTCTTTGACCAGGACCACCTTTTAATGGAGGAACAATTTTGTCTTTCATCAGTTTACGATAAATGGTTGATTCCCAAATACCTACAGTACCAAAAGCATCTCCGTAGTTTACTCCACCGTCATAAGCAACGGTACATACCAACGCAAGCAATCCTGTTTCTTCTTCAAGACGAGCAATCAGTTGAGTATCTTTAAGGTTATAATCCAAATATAATTGTGGATTCTCTTCCCACAAACCAGTCAGCGAACCATATTCAGAGTAATCAATTTTCTTTTCTCCAAGAACAACATAAGCAATATGGTCAAGTCGGTATGATTCTTGAGGACCATACTTATAACCAAATTTCTTGAAGCAATCCATATAGTCAATCACAGCAACACCCATAATAGAATATGTTGAATTGACTTTACCGAAAATTTCTCGGGATCTTTGTTTGATTGATTTGTGTGGAGATAACCGTCTTGCAGTATCTTCTCCAAGTAATGCTATGATACGAGTTACGATGTATTGAATATCAAAGTACTCAACGTTCCAACCTGTAACGATATCAGGATAATCGTTTGTCCATAATTTCATAAAGTATTGAAGTAAAGCACGTTCACCATCAACACCATCAAATAAAACAAACTCAATCTTTTCTTGAGGAATGTCAGTTACGGTTTTGGTCTTGTCATAATCTTTACGACCAAGTACATAATATATGTCATCTCTTGAACTATGATAAGCAATTGATGTAATCGGTTTATCAGCAGTATCTATATTAGCATAACCTTCGCTGATGTCAACCTCAATATCAAATGATACAATATTAACATGACTTACATCATATGAAACCTTATCAGGATATTCTTCTTGAATAAACTGAGTCACATAATTCGTTGAACCGAAAGTCTTCATACCGTGAACACCTTTGTATTCTTCGATGAAGTTCTTGGCTTCGCGCATATCACCGAACTTATGTGGAGATACAGGAAGATTACCTTCTAACGAACGATAACCTTCTTCTCCTGCTTTCGGAGTATGAACATATAGGGTTGGTTGAAAAGGTACGCGATACGAAAAACGTTTGCCGTTTTCATAACCACGATGCAAGATATTATTGCCATACCTTTCAACGGATGTATAGAATTTTGTCAATGCCATAAGCCTTTTATAAATTTAGATAACCATTATACACTATTTGACAGAGAATGTCAATAGGTTTATGTTGCGAGTTCCGAGAAGTTCTTGATTTTCTCAAACTTGAGGTTGTTCTCAAATTTTTCAGCAAACTGGTCTCCACGATGTGATATCACAAAGATGTTGTCATCGGAGTTCAATCCATGTAGTGTTTCAATTAAACTCTCAATACCGACACCATCCAAAGCGCCGTCAAGAGTTTCGTCAAGTATCAATAGGTTAGTGGATACTGAAGATCTTAGTTTAGCAACTGACCTCCAAGCCAACATAATTGATAATGTGATACGTAGTTTCTCACCTTCGGAAAAACTAGCATAAGTAAATTTGTCTCTGAACCTTGAACGAATAACTTCATTGAACTCTTCATCCAATTGAAAGTCAACGAATAGGTCAAACGCAGCAAGATACTTGTTGATGAGTTTATTAATAACAGGAATGTACTGAGATATGATCTTTGCTTTGATACCACCATCTCTCAAAATTGTTTGAACAATATTAAGTACTTCGTGTTCATCGAGTAATGTTGTTCGTACCTCTACTTGCTTTTCTAATTTCTTTTGTAGTTTGTCAAGCTTACTTGTATCAACTTCATCAACCTCTTTCTGAGCATTGTCCAAGTCTTTCTTGTATGTAACTAATGCGTTCTTAGACATTTTAATCTCAGCGCGGATTTCAGATATCTTAAAGTTGATTTCCTGGATTTGGTCTTCAATCTTTGAAATAGAACCAAGGCGGTCTTGATGCTTCTTAATTGTCGTTGCTATATCAACTAAACCTTTTTCAATACGAGCCTTCTGTTGATTCTTGTCCATAATCTGTTCTTGTTTGAAATCATGAGCAATACCTTGTTTACATGTTGGGCAATCGTCATTGTGTTCATAGAAAGATAGTTCCTTATCAAACGCAACACGATTTCTTTCAAGCTCTGCTCTCTTTTCGGTTGCATCAGCAAACTTTTGTTTCTCATCAGGTTTATCAGATATATCATCGTAGAGTACTTTAAGTATTTCATCTTGAGTATCAATACGACCATTCTTTTCTTCAATATCATCAATATGACCAGACATCTTTTCTTTAATCTTATCGACTTCAACTGTTTTCAGTTTACGAATCTCTTCGTTGTTTTCTTCAGCAGATTGTATATTGTTCTCTATGATTTCAATTTCATACTTGTTGTCGTTGATTTCAGTCTTAATACTTGACATACGATCTTTTGCCAATGTACCCATAACAGAGAACACTCCAATATCAAGTAGGTCTTCAATAATCTCACGACGTTGATATGCACGCAATTCCATAAAAGGAATATAAGTAGCAGAACCAAGTACTACGATTTGATTGAATGCTTTAAAGTTGATACCTAGAATATTAGATTCAAGGAACTCTTGATAGTCACGGACTGATGCATCTTGATTAATCATTGCACCATTCTTCCAAATCTCAAAGATATTAGGTTTGATACCACGGCGAATCATATACTTATCACCACCGGCGTTAAAGTATAATTCTACAATGAGTTCTTTATTATTAATAGAGTTAACAAGCTGCTGCTTATTAATATTACGGAAAGGTCGACCATATAAGCCAAATACAATTGCATCAAGCAATGTACTTTTACCTGAACCGTTTGACCCAGCAATTAATGTACT